ATTTTTACAAATAAACTTATACTCTTTTTTTAAATTTTCCAAATAATAAATAGCTGAATCTAAACAATCTTTCTCATTTTTATAATCAGTAAAATTAAAATACTTATTTAAATATTCAGGTTTATCAATACCAACTGGAAAATTTAATATCTTAAAACCTTTTTTATCACCATTTCTTCTAACAGCTATAATATATTTTGGTAAATCATTATCTTCAACATATTTTCTAGATGCTTTATTTTTTCTCATTCCAAGTCTTACCTTTGATTGTTTAACTTTAGTTTCTTGACTTACTTTATTGCCTTTTTTACCACCTTTAACTAAATTATATCCATTAGGGACTAAAGTATTATATTCTTGAATGTATTTAATTTCTAATTCATCCAATTCATCTTGGTCATCACTTTCATCAATACGTTCTATTGTAAAATTTTGAGCTCCATATTTTCTAATTGCATTATTTAATAAACTACAATGGTCTTTTTCTGAATTTAATGCTTCGTAAATATGTGAATTCCATCTTTTTATATATCCCCAATTATCATCAAATTTTCCTTGATGTTTTTTTGCTTGTCCAATGTAAGATTTTTTACTTACTTTACAAGTTGCTTTATATATATCTCCGTAACTCATTTATAATCTCTACTTCTTACTAAATAATTTTTTGTCTAAAAATATTTTTCAATTTTTTTTACTAATCACTTTATTTTTCTTGAAAACTTCAAATTATACAATAGAAAATATTTTTGAAAAATAATTTATAATTTTAACAACAAAACATTGTAATAATTCATTGAGGTGATTTATTCTTTTATAGCTAAAATAACATATTTCAGGTGGTGGGTCTTTAAAAGATGGCTTATCAGATTCGATTAGCACAGATTGTTGCAACCCACATTTTTTACAAATTTGTATACCTTCAGAAGCAAGGAGAATCATTTCTTCATTATCACAGTCTGGACATTTATATACATCATTATCAATCATAATTTCGGAGGTATATTCTGAGTCAATTTTTTTAAGATAGTCATTAAGAATATGTGTTCTTTTAAAGTTAGATTTAGTTTTAACAAAGTCACTAATTTTAGTATTAGTATAATTTACTTCTTTAGTTTGTGTATCTTCAACTGATTTTTGAGATACAGTTTCAGGATTATTAAAAAAATCAATTACATTAATTTTGTTTTCGTTTTTGGTTTTTTTAGATTTAGGGGAGTCATCATTAGTATGAACAAAGGAATCATTTTGGTTATCTTTTGTAGTCGAAATATTATCAATATTATCATAATATTGATAAAGAATATCACCAACTTTTAGGTAATAATCATTAAGAGAATCATTATTTTTGATTGATTTTATTTTTTGTTTTAAATCAATAATTTTATTTTTAAGATTAAATTTATGATTAAATTGTTCAATAGATAAATTTTTTTTAGGAATAGATTTAATTTCGCTATATTCTTGATAAAGTTGTTTTAATTCATTTTTAAGATTTGGAATATTATTTTTTTCATCTTTAATATTGTTTAAAATTTCATGATGTTTGGCGTCTAATGTAATTCTTTTATTAGACTCGACATTGCCTTTATTCATTTATAAGATATATATATTCTAAAAATCTTTAAGTAAAAATATGATAATAAGTTAAAAAAATAAATAAAAAAGATAAGATGATAAATATGGAGGGAATGATAATGGAAAAAGAAATCCAGAAAATGATATTTGTATATAACAGTATATTGAATGGTTGGACTGTAAAAAAATTGGAAAATAATAAATTTGAATTTACGAAGGGGTATGATGATGATAAACAACGGGAAGAAATTAATTTAGAATCATATTTAAAAAATTTTATAAAATATAATTTAGATATCAATAATATATCTAAAAAACAAAATGGGAAAAATTGAGTATTTTTTTAATGTAAAAATTAAAATTTTAAATCAAAAAAGTTTAAAATTTTAGAAATAATTGTGAAAAAAAGATGAAAAAAATGTATAAAAATGTGTACGTAAAAGATAAAGTAGGTATTTGTTTAAAAAAAAAGATGCGGTTTAAATGAGAAAATTATCTTTATTAAGAGTATATAAAAATGGGAGGCGGTCTAATGCAATTAGTAGCTTATGGTTCACAAGATATTTACTTAACTGGTAATCCTCAAATTACTTTCTTCAAGGTAGTATATCGTAGATACACTAACTTCTCCATGGAAGCAATTGAACAAACTTTCAATGGAACTGCTGATTTCGGCAAAAAGGTAACTTGCACTGTAAGTCGTAACGGTGATCTTATTCACCGCATCTACCTTCAGGCAACCCTTCCTGCTGTAGAAGCAACCACTTCCAGTGCTTTCTTCCGCTGGGTAAACTACATTGGTCATGCACTTATCAAGAATGTAGAAGTAGAAATCGGAGGACAACGCATTGACAAACAATACGGTGACTGGCTCAACATCTGGAACGAACTCACCCAACAACCTGGCCTCAAGGCAGGTTACGACAACATGGTTGGTAACACCGTTGCTCTTACCGGCGTTGGTCTTACCTCCACCGAAGCAACCACCCTTTACGTGCCTCTCCAATTCTGGTTCTGCCGTAACGTAGGTCTTTCTCTTCCTCTTATTGCTCTCCAATACCACGAAGTAAAGATCAACCTCGATTTCCGTCCTAAGAACGAGTGCTACGTAACTTCCACTCCTCTTTCCGGAAGCTGTGGTGTTTCCAGCAACGGACAACTCGATGCATTCTGCATTCCTTCCCTCGAGAATGCTTCCCTTTACATCGACTACATCTACCTTGACACTGATGAGCGCAGACGTTTCGCACAAACTTCTCATGAGTACCTCATAGAACAGCTCCAATTCACTGGAGATGAGAGCACTGTGAACACAAATGTGAAGGTAAAACTCAATTTCAACCATCCTTGTAAGGAACTTGTATGGGTTGTACAGCGTGATGATGTTGTAAAACTTGGATACAACCAATGGTCCAACTACACTGATGACTTCGACCATGATGCAGGACTTCTTCCTGATGGCTCTTCTCCTTCTGCACTTCAAAGTGTAATGACCAACGTAGAAAGCGGAACCAACCCTTTCCCATTCGTTGGTGTAGGAGATGTTGGCTCATTCGATGCTGACTACCTTGAGTACCTCAAGAGTGTAACTGGACAAGCATCCAACGCAAACGCGTCCACTGGCCCTGTATTCCCATGGCAAACCACCTCCCAAGTACGTCCTCTTGGCGGTGCAATGCCTGCTGGCCCTGGCCCTAACGCACAATCCCTTGCACCTACCGATTTCGCAGCTCTCACCACCGCTGCTGATGGTTCCGACCACGCTGGTTTCGGCCCAGTTAACGCTGGCCGTAACCCTGTTGTACGTGCTAAGCTTCAACTCAACGGCCACGACCGTTTCCAAGAACGCCTCGGCTCCTACTTCAACCTCGTACAACCTTACCAACACCACACCAACGTACCTTCCACTGGTATCAACGTGTACTCCTTCGCTCTCAAGCCAGAAGAACACCAACCATCCGGAACTTGCAACATGTCTCGTATCGATAACGCAACTCTCCAACTCCAACTTACCCCTAAGTCCGGTCTTGGCTCCAAGATTCGCGTATACGCAACCAACTACAACGTGCTCCGCATCATGAGTGGTATGGGTGGCCTTGCTTACTCTAACTAAATATTTTATACAATATTTATTATATCTTTTTTAAAAAATAAAAATTTTATTACTATATAAAAATATTTAAAGAAATAATATAGTAATAAAAGCATAAAGTCCAAAATGGCGGTAATTGAAACAAACATTGAAATTAATAATTATATTAATGAAAACAACTTAAACATAGTTGTTATTGAATCTTATGATGGAATTACTCAAACAAAAGGTTGTAATAGTGGTTTAACTGATATTAATCCTTATTATTTAGTTTTAGATACTGAAACCACTGAACAATTTATTTTAATGGAAATTAAAGAAAATATTTATACTAAATTATCACTTGAAAGTATTGATAAAGTTAAAGAAACTAATTCTTCTTGGTTTTTATGTAAAAATGGGTATATTGCATCTAATTTTAATGGATTACAAATTTATTTACACCAATATTTAATGAATCTTTTTGGTCAAGGTAAAGGTTCAACTTCTATTGACCATATTAATCGTGATAAATTAGATAATCGTTTATGTAACCTTCGTTATGCTAATGCTTCATTACAAAATTCCAATATGGACAAGAAACAAAGACAAAAAAACGCACAAGGATTACCAGAAGGAATTACTCAAAATGATTTACCAAAATACGTTTATTATTGTTCAGAAACTATTAATAAAAATAGTGCTAATGAATATGTAAGAGAGTTTTTTAGAATTGAAGGTCATCCAAATCTTAATAAAAAATGCGTTTCTTCATCTAAATCAACAAAAGTCTCTATTATTGATAAACTAAATGAAATCAATACTTTACTTCAACAATTAGACTTGAAAGAAACCATCCAACCTAAAAAACAACTTCCACAATATATTTCTTTTAATACTTCTAAAAGAACAAAAGATAAATTAGTTATTATATATGATAGAAGAATTAATGGTAAAAGGGAAACTATGAAGAAAACAATAGACAATACTGAAGACCCATATGATTATTTAGAAGAATTTTGTAATAAAATTTTTGATAAATATCATTTCAATCCTTTGGTGTAAAATTTTATAAAAGGATTTACGTAAAACTGACACCCAAAGGAATGAGAAAAGATGTAGAACCTTTTTATTTAATTTTTTTAATAAAAAATTAAATAACACCCTTTTAAAAAATACTTAAAGATATAATAAGGTTATAATTGTATAGGTATAATCTATTAGTAAAAATGGATAT